TGGGGCAGATGATGCAACCAGAAGTACAGCCAGAAATGGCACAAATGGGGGATATGAATGGATTTTGAAGTGGTGAAGGACGAGAAGGTGAATAACGCTAAAGAAGAAGTGATGGAAAAGGCAGTAGCCTTTGAGGAACTGGTAAGAACAAAAGGGTGGGGATATATCAAGGCTTACGCACAAGATGCTTTAAATGGGTTCAATGTTAAAGCGGTCAAGGTTGGGTTTAAGGACATGGAAGAATATCAGTTTGAAAGAGGAAGGGTTGCAGGCATCTTCAGCATATTGAATGAGGTCGAGCTTGCCCTTCAGACGCTACAAGATGAGAGAAATAAATAGAGAGGAATACGAGGGCGGAGAAGCTTATACAGCGGACAATCGCCCTGTAACAATCTGTAAAACACACGACAAAAGGGATTTATTTAAACACGTCGGGTATGTTGATAACAAAGACGGGACTATTAGCTGTATGTACTGTCCCTTTGGCGCAAGGATTGACGGGTTTTTAAAAGTTATTGATGGGAAGCTTGTTGATTTGAGGACTTATAGGGCAGGGTAATTGTTCACCTTCGATTACTCTGCGCTATGACTTTTCAAGTCAGCGTTCTTGGTTCGCATAACCTTGCTTAATAAATTGGCGTTCTTGGTACTCGTAAACCATGCAGGAGTAAATCATGTCAGTTGAAGACAACATGAGAGATCTTGCCGCAGCCTTCGACGATCATCAAATAACTGATGACGAGGGACAAATAGCAGAGGACGAAACCTCTTTTCAAGATTCGGCACTTGATGAAGGAAACGCAGAGGAAGAAGTTACACAGGGAGAGAACCCTACTGAACCAGAGGAATCCGCAACCAATACGGAAGACGATGGGGAAGATGAAGAACACGTAACCGATGAAACTGGAAAGGCTTATGTTCCGAAAAAGGCGTTTGATAAAAACTACGCCAAGCGTAAGGAAGCAGAAAGAAGGGCTGCTGAACTTGA